TGGCAAGACAATTTACCAAACCTTTCTACGACGCGACCTTGAAATAAGCTTAGGGTCGGGATAATCGGTTCGGAGGGTAAGTAACTCTCTGGACCAGCCCCTTCGTCTTTAATGAAGACTTTGCGTAAGAAGGGGTGCGTAAGATGAGTGCCAATCTTGAACTTTCGGAGCAAATCACAAAAATCAAGAACCTCGTCTTCTGTTGATCGGTACCTTTTGACTATAGTATCCAGTGATACTGCTGAAGATTCTATAGCCGTCCTCTCTTTGTCCAAAGAGCGCTCGTAAGCCTTATCTCCCTTAGAGATGACTTGAGTCAACCTCATACTAGCAGGGAAAGCAGCTCGAGCCGAGTCCGCGATTATGGACTCTCCCCAGTTAGCGCGCGAATGTATTATCTCAGCTAGATGAGAGTTAATTCGCTCCTCCACAGTCGCCTTTCTGCGCCCTATTTTGAAAGACGGCATTTGGCCTTGAATTATTCCGAATTTCTTGAACCACGAACCAAAATTCACGTATGGCTTATAGCTACCATCAGGTTGTAAAGCCCAAGAGTGTTTAAGGAACTGTAAGTCCTCTATACACTCACAACGAATCATTTTGGCTATAAACCCAGCTTTCTCGCACGCATTCACGAGAGCCCCCCATGGGTCGCGAGGAGCTCTGTTCATGCAGTCGGCCATTCTAACAAAATTGAACACCTGAGCGAACAAATTCATCAACGTGGTTCCGGAGAAACCACTAGGCAAGCAATACTGACCGGGTAGTAGCGATACTTCCACCATCGACGGTACTTTCTTAGACTTCGTCAAAAGCTTACTATTGACGTTGTTTAACCGTATGGGTTTTCGACACTGCGCAAACGCTTCTCTGTACACCCGTTCATTGACGGGGTCTGCGGCTATGAGTGCTCGCTGAGCAAACACAAAAACCGGCCAGAACATCGAAGCATCGCACGCAGATATATCGAAATTAGACCACTCCAGTCTCCCATTATTACGGACCGCGATGCAGGCATCGTCCGAATAACAAATCATCACCATTCTATACCTAGAAGCCTGAACAGTGAGAGCATCGATTGCACGATCCAGCTCCGAGGGCATAGGTCCCTCTATGAACGTGAACGCACAGCCTCTGTACTCAAAGAACTCCCCCCCGAAAGCCGCTTTATCGTCCGCAGCTAAGGGTCCGTGAACGAAAGCAGAGCTCTCCGAGATCTCCCCTATCGCACGCAACTGCTTATCAGGTGGCAACAACTCGCCTGGTTTTAATTTGTAATCGACGTACCTCCTTACATCGGAAATCATCCATCCCTTCCTCAAAAACTTCTGTTCCACAGCCTCTCGCAATTTCTTCTTTGGATGCGCAGCATGTATCCACATCTGCTGCAAGCCAAAGTGATCTGGATTCTTCTTGTGCTTCACTACGAACCACTCGATAAATCGATCCAATCCCGCGAGTTTTAAAGTTTCTATTTGGTTCCTGATTAGACTTTGATGGGTGTCCACATCTTTCCTAACTCCAAACAGACGCTTAACTGCAGATGAAACTAATGAGTCCGGCATAAGGGCATGCATTTTAAAGCCGGTACCTAAAGAGCACCCCACTAAAACTGGATCTTCTTTGAATGTCGTCCGAGGCTCTTCTGTGAAATGGAACGAGTTAACCAAAGACCTCCCGTCTCCCGGCTTCACTACGTCTAAAAACACACCCCCTCGAGACCTAAATCCATTGAGATCCCAGTCGAACCTTGTGGTGCACAAGATTCCACCTCCTATCGGATAGTCTAAAGGCGCAGTTGGTTTGGCGTGGTAGATCCCGGGTTCCCATAGCCCGCGCGCCCAGCCCTCTGCTGAAAATTTAGAATCTGATAGGTTGGGGTCACGTCCATAGCGGCCCGCTTTATCTTCAACTCCTCCAAATTCTTGAGATGCGCATAATGCTTTGCGCAAGCATATATGTAACCATGCCATCTCATGGTATAATGCTTATCATCAAGTTTGGGCCAATTTGAGTCATCTGACAAAACAGTACGGACGTTACCCGGAATGGTTAATCCCGCGTTATAGGAGATCAACCGTTTTTCGACTGTTGTGAGCATCCACCTAGGGTACCTCACTCTTACGGTCCGGTTGAATTTATAACCGGAGAACATATCAAGCCGCCGCAATTTAATGTCGACAGCATCAAAGTTGTTGTAATTTTCATAATCAACTTTGGATGACATGCCTAAAGTGGAGATTGGCTTATGGACAGTCGTACCATTCCACCAATAAAACGTGATAGCGCAAGCTAGAACTGCAATTAAGTAGCCCATAAAATCCGCAATCAACGCTTGCCAAAAAGAGATGACCCCCTCCACTAACAAGGCCATCATGACAGCCCAGACTACTAAGATGCATAGGAAATATTTTACCCACACATATGGTTCGTCCTGCCTGTCAGGTATCTCCTCATCCACCCAATAGGCGCCTGTCTTGCTCTTAATCCAACGAGCGATTTTCCTTGCAGCAATGCGACGCGTTTCGAGCGTGCGGCCATACAAGTACTCAGTAATCGCTTCATTGGACAAGGTAGCACACAAGCCGCCCGGTGCACCGATCCAGATAATTCCCGGGCCAGTGAGTCTTGAGCGGTTGATGAAATAACTAGCGCGCATAGTGCCGCGAAAATGGTCGACAGCCTTAGCCACGGCTGCAGAGCGTTTCCACTCCACATCATGGTCATAACCAATAAAACATCCATCGGCACCCACAACCCCTTCAATTAAGTAGATGTTGTAAGCCCCTGACGGTGTAGCTGGGAGAGACTTGCCAGCTTTGAACATAGCTGGCACATTGTAGCCCCCCACGCGCTCAAATTCTGGGCGCGGGCAGTTAACTCCTCGGTGATGGTTTAAGGCGATCGTGTTCTTCACTTTCGTGGCCCACGCCGACACCACAGGATGATACTCCACCAGATTAAACACATGTTGCTCGTAGTGTTCAGCATAGAGCTTCAGTGCTTTTGGAATTTTGTCTGGGGGGCACCTGGCTAGTATGTCGCTTGGGCTCCACGGATTGTAGTGGACTTCAGCTTCAGCATCAGGTGCATCATCTGGCGGCATGGGCGCGCCCCCGGCCTTTTGGTCGACCGGGTTTGTGACTACAGCTTCGTCACCATTGTTTTTCTTATGTCCCCCTTTCTTCTTGTGCTGTACGGGGTTAGCATGCACAGTTTTATTCCGGGCTTCCTTGTGCTTGCGTTTGCGCTCCGCGTTCCCTTCGCCAGGGGATACGAAGCATTTGCCCATTAGTGTTCCGTTCGGACCGCTGCAGGTCTCGCACTCGACGTGGCCCCAGGATAATTGGCACCAGACGAGTTGCTCGACCCGCCGATATCGATCGACGTCACACTGGCATTCGAGGCACATACCATAATCAAGAACTTCTCGACCAACCATGTGGCAGATTTCCTGATCAGAGAAAATCTCCTCGATGCAGTCCTCGGGAATGACATAGCTTAGTCTACATAAGCAATTCATTTCAATCGAGGAGTAAACCACAGTCTCCGAACCGCAAGCGAACTGGTACCTACGAGAAGATCTGATGGTTTCGGGGCCGCGTTGACGGCGGCGTTTTGTGCCCCTTTGAGGTGGAGCGGTTAGGACCTGCGCTGATTCAGCATTGACCGCGACTATGGGTGCTGGGGTTTCAACCTCTTCCGAAATTATCGGCGTCAAAGCAGATAGTGATGCTTGGCACACCTCGGGGTCAACACCTTGAAAGTGCCTTCCTCCGTTAGGATTTTGAAAATTCATAAATTTAAAACTTCATGCACTGACTGGATCCAAGGGGTGTGATTCCATAATGTTGTCAGTGTTATGTTAGAGATTTATCGACGTCGCCCAAGTGAGTCTGACCTGAAAAGATATAAAAGAACAGATTGTACTAAGGAATTTGGGGGGTAATGAGTAAGACAGTGTCCAAGGTCACTGACGCAAAGCGATTTAAAACAAATTACGGTCCAAGGGCCTGAGGAAAAGATGAGGATTATCTAACATAAACACCCGCATTACTCCAAGGGTAAAGAACTAACAGAGTTGGTTCACCGTCTTTGCCTAAGCCTCAGTAGACGTCCCGGCACAGGAACCCTAACCTCGTTCCTTGTGATACAGCAGTGCCCAGGGCCTCTCACCCTGTATACATGTCGTTGGGTACAAGCCAACCAACCGGCGTTTTTACCGCCGCGGTACGACACCGCGGAGACCAGGCGTTACCTGGTGTTCGTGTGAGCGACTCTACGATAAGCATGCTCAAGCTTAAAGTCTATAGTTCTTAGCCTAACTACAGAACCCTAGAGAAGGGCCATCGCCAGCTTCTCCTCAGTTCCCCTATTCTTGTACAGGAAACTGCCAACCTTGGATAACGTCGATCCACCCCCGCCACGTACAGCTTGCCTGGCATCCACATGAGCGTCTGCTGTACGATTATGATTCATAAGCGTAACAGTCAGGTCGTGGAGCGATTTGGAAGCCGCTAAGTCGTGATGAAGGGCGGGTGTCATGAAAGCAGGCCGGGTACTGGTGTGCATCTCAGC